CTACTCGCTCCGATTGCCGTGTTAGCCACGCCTGAAGAAATATCTCGACCCGCGTAAGCACCGACTGCGGTATTGTTTGAACCGTCTTCTACTAACTTCAATGCCCAAACTCCGAGCCCTATGTTAGTATCGCCTGAGGTCAATGCTGAGAATACGTCTTTCCCGATCCCGATGTTGTTTGAAGCGCTGCTCAGAGTGCCCGTCGATGGAGCGGCACCGTCGCTATTGGTTTGAATCAAGAGGCTATCAACGAAGTTAGTTATGTCCAGGGACACATCAGTGAGATCTCCAAGCGTCTCAGCCCCTCCCCCAGACTCAAGAAGACCCGACCATTCACCCTTTACGACCAATCGGGCTAGGTTGGCGAGGACTAATCTTCGAAGTTCATCTTCATTCATCTCTTCAATCGCTATTGGATTGCCTGTCGCTTCGATGTTTGCGAATGTTACATTCTCCAAATCTATGTTTTGGAGGTTGGTATAGACTCGTGGGGACTTCTTAGAGGCATCAGGAAGCGGCATTTCAAGTCCCCAGAAGTCCATTCCATTCGCCCTTTACTGTCAGGCGCGCGAGGGCGACCAAAATCAATCGCCTCATTTCGTCCTCGTTGAGTTGTTCGATACTGATGGGCTTTCCAGTGTTGATTAGATCGTCATCATCAGCCGCGAGAGCCTTTAGGGTTGTGTTCTTGAGCAGTTTGTACACTCTAGGCGACTGAGCCGGGGCATCTGGAAGCGGCATCCTATCACTGAATCCGCTTGAGGCACCGTGACACTATCTTAGAGACGGCTTCCATATCACCCGTATTGACTACGAGCAACCTAGAAGGGCTATGCATATACACTTTCTTGAATTTCTCCTCTGCTTCAAGCAGTCTCTTCCGGGCTTTCGCCTTTGTTAACTTCGCCATAGCCCTGCACCTCAGGCCGAAGTCAAGTATTGAGCGACGAAGTTCAAGTTAACTGGAGCGCTGACATCCGAAGCCACTGCTTGTTGAGTGGCGGGGTCGGTATTGGTCACGGAGCCGACGACGTTTCCCAGGGCGTCAACGATCACTGCTCCTGGAGTCTCTATCAAGCCAGAGTCAACGCTAGTGAACCATGCTGAAACCAAGGTCTGCCCCTGAACGGTATCTCCGATGCTGTTTCCAGTCTGAAGATCGGTGAGGGCATTGGTGGCCCCTCCGGTAGGGGTGACAGTCGCGATTCTCTGAGTCCCGCGGTTAGTCACATAACAGAGGGCGGCCCCGCGGTCCGCAGCAGTTTGATTCATTACACGAAGCAAATCGCCTGCCATCAAAGTAATGGGCGCCCATAGTCGGGGGGTTGCAGTCGAGGCCCCATTGATGCAACAGGGAATGACGCTTGCGACCAGTCCCTGCCTGAGAATGTAGGCGTATTGGAAGCCGTTGGCGAACTGGATCATTCCGTGAGTCACGGTCTTCCCTATCGCATAGTCGCCGACCTGAATGGCTGTCGAGGTGTAGACGGTATCAGTGGTCAAACTGGTTTCTGTGCCCTCCGCGATTTCAGCCTTGAGAGGGATATTCGTTCCGTCAGAGCAAACGAGGATGCCGACAACTGTATTCGTTGCCATTTCAACCAATCCTCACATTGAGGCCGAGGGGCTTGATCAATTTATTGGCTTGCGTGAATGGCTTCCTCATGATTTTCTTGAAAACCGACGCGCCGACATTGAAGGAAATCGCCGCCAACGCTGCGGGAACGGCGTTGCTGCGAGCGTTCGACATAACGGCATCGAAACTCATTGATGGCGCGTTCATTATGTCGGCTAGACTGATTTGAGAAGCACCAGTCATTTGAAGCATCTGCGATCCGCGACCAAGGCCGGCATCCTGAGTCCTGCTCATGCCTATATCGTAGGCTCCGCCGAGAAACTCTACGGGGCCTGATCCCAAAGTTGCGTTGGTGATTATGGAGAGATTGCCCCAAGCGACTGCTAGATCATACAAATTGGTTGCTGGCTTCTTTCGCCTGCGGGATGCTTTCTTTCTGCGGGCCATATCGAGTGTTAAGAAACACCTCGCTAATATAACTTCACTCTAACCCCTTGAATGTCCCGTCCTCGCTCCGCGGGGTGATCGTGGCTTCTACTGTGTTCATTTTCTGCTGAGTGATGGACATCAGCATTTGAGCGAGCGCGGTCTGGATCGGATTAGGGGCTTCAAACGCCACCGCGCCTTCACCTGTCAGTTTTTCGACGGTGCTTTGAAGCGCCAGGGCAAGAGAATTGTCGAGTTGGTTCATTGAATCCTCTAATTCTCTCTTGATCCACAACGAAAGACCTCCCAGAGCGAGCAAATTCAGCGTTCCAAGGGCGATTAAGAGGGTTATCTCGTCTACCATGTCCGTGAACCGGGAGCCGTCCGTCTATCAACATACCCTCACGATCCGGATTCAGTGAAACTACTAGGTAATCTTCTTATCCGGTGGCTATTGTGGGCTTGAACAGGTACGGCGGGAGGTGGTGAGGCTGAAGGGGCGGAGCCCCAGAAGCCTTGACTTCACCAACCGCGCATATAATATACTCTAGGCCCCTCCCCTCAAGTGGAGGGTCGGAGAACGAGTGCATCCACACTGAACGCCGATCCTCCACAGGTGATAAAGATGAAGGAATACAAACAATGTTGCTGGCAATGGTTGAGGGATGGAGGCACTGGGATCTGTGCGACATGTGAGGTGATTGAATGAGTAATTCGTTCAAGTGTACAGTCTGCATGAAGTGGAAGTCATCGGTTATGAAGAATTACATGCCTCAGCCTTACGTGTGCGCCGGTTGTCGGGTGGTGAATGAATGAAGTGTGTTCGGCCATACTGCTGTGAAGAATTTGCTTCATTCGTATGGCAATTTCGTGAGGAAGCCGCCTACGATGACGGGTATCGGTACTGTCCGTACTGCGGTACTGAGGTGGTGGTCGAATGAAGGCCATAGACGACACACCAGCCCAGACAAGGACATTTGAGGTAACTATTCCCTGCCCGCACTGTCGAAGGCTCCTAGACGTGTTCCTGAAGGAGGCGAGTTGATGGCTGAAAAGTATAGGTGGAAGATTACCACGCTTCAGGCACTCTGGGATCATCCAGACATACCCCTGAGACAATACACCACAGATGAGGATGGATCAGAACAAATTCTGTTCATTCATACCCCTGATTACTCGAGCATGAGTTGGCGACCTTGGGAAGCCGTCATCAAACTAATGTATTTCTTGGAGGATTGGGAATAATGCACCTGATCTCAGCGACCCTTTCCGATGCGGCATTTGAGATACGATCTCGTTGGCCTTCTAGGCAGAAGAGCGCTAACGTCTCTGCGGCCATTGTCTTCTATGAGGATAACGGCCCCAGTAACCTTCAGGGGCTATGGCATCAAGTCAGAACGAGAGAGAGATACATTCGGGAATTGGAAAGAGATCTCAAGGCATACCGAGCGGAGGCGAGCGAGTGAGGTGCGTCGTTTGTGGGCGTTTTGTGCAAAAGCACGGAACGTGGGACGGCCCACCTGGTCACTGCCGAAACTGTCAGGCTGAGTATGATGATTGGCAATTTGACGATATCGGGACCGATGGCCCCAAATCGTGAGCGTTTACCCCCTACTTGGAGGGTCATTTTCACTAAAAACTGCCACCGCCGCCGCCGCCGCCCTCAGATTCGGGCATTAAACCGAACATAGAGAGGATTTGAGCCGTGATTGGGCTTCCAAGCCCGAAGACCCCCACAGTAGCACCGGCGGCAATCGCTTGCTGTCTTTGGGTGGTGAAGGCGTCGATGACGTCGGCCATGCTTGAGTCAGTGGTCAACATGGCAGTTAGGAAGGTGAAGGTCACACCGGTGACACCCACAGCGGCGAGAATGGTCAGAAAGACGACCATTCCCGTTACATCGTTCATCAGAGTGATGATTGGAGTGACAATACGATTCATCTGATAGGCGCCAATTGCCGAATTGAACATATCTCGCTCGTAATCTTGGAGCGAGATTCTGTATTCGATGACCTTGTCAGGTGGACGCTTCGCCATTCATGCCGACTCCAATGCCTCGACCTTTGCAGAGAGTTCCTGAACCGCTTTGAGTAGAGCCCAATTGATTGAGTCGGTGCTTACAGTCTTGTGGCCGTGGGCGTTCTCCTTCACGGCCTCCGGGAATACCTCTTGAAGTTCCTGCGCGATCACTCCCACCCTAGAGGGTTCGGGGTCAAGGCCGTACTGGTTGTCCTTCCGATATCGGAAGTTCCTGAGTTGAATCTTGTTGATTGCATCGAGTCCCTTAGTGGCGTCTTTGATTTCTCGCTTGAGCCGTTTGTCCGATGTCGTTGACCAGGCGGATTCATTGTCGCCTTGGTAGCATGAACCGGCGGAATCGCCCTTGACCCAGAAATGACCACCGTCGCCCGCTGAGATAACCAGTTGATCGTCACCGCTTGCACTAGCCACGTCCATTCCCCCGACGACGACGTTGTTGTTGCCGGTGTTGATTGTGGTCCCCGCAGCCGTTCCAATGCAGATATTGAAGTCACCATCGGTCAGGGCATTCAGGGCAGTGTAGCCAATCGCTATGTTCTTCTCGCCGGTTACAGCCGCCGACGCGGCATTGTAACCCATGATGACATTGTAACTGCCCGTTGTGATTCCATAGCCGCTACTCGCTCCGATTGCCGTGTTAGCCACGCCTGAAGAAATATCTCGACCCGCGTAAGCACCGACTGCGGTATTGTTTGAACCGTCTTCTA